ATGGTATCCATTTTGATAAAGTCGTATCTTCTTTCAGACCCTCGTTTGTCATACGAGGTATTGTTACTAACTCTAACGGGTTAATAATTCTCATATGTTCGTCATCAACAGAGATAGTTCCCATTAACAGACTTCCGTCCATTAACTTTGCTAGTCTGTAATCAGTAGGGTGCGTTGGTTCGTTTAATGTTTCCATACTTATATTTATATCAGTCCTTGAGGTCTATGCTGTGCATTTCGTAATCAAATTCTTCTTCTGTGTAGATGTTTATTCTCTCTTGAAAATGCTTCAAGGTAAAGTTTTCTTTTGACTTCCATGTCATATCATCAGCAATATCATACAATGTAGCATCTACCTTGTTATCACCTAGTCTTAGACCACGACCAATCGATTGCAGGTTTCTCACTCTACTCTTAGACGGACTTGCAAATATAATATTATGTAGATTCTTAATATTGACACCAGTAGAGAATGTGCCATAACTTGCAACAATGATAGCATCTTTTTCTTTCTCAACAATGCCTCGTATTGCTTCTCGTTCATCTGCCTCAACACCGCCAAAAATATAAAAGACTTTTCTATCATCGGCTGCCTTCTCTTTAATTATCTCATGTAGATTCTTACCATGTTTCTCTACGAGTTGAAATAACACAAGAGTATTGCCTTCTAGTTTAATTGCAAGGTTACGAATGAAGTTCTGCCTTGATTTACTACTGACAAGATAGTCAATCTCATCTTGATATTTGCCTTTTGAAATCGCTTGACAATGTTCTGGAGTGTGTTTCAATATCAGACAACGAACAGTTAGATTTGAGAGTTGTTTTTTGTCCATCAACTTTCTTGTTGATGTAACTTTATTCACAGCACCAAACAATCCTTCTAATACAAGTTTGTGTGTCTGAGCGCCGTCAAGTGTTCCTGTTAACCCAATTCTATATTTGCAGTCTGTCAGTTTAGACATAATCTCTGTCAATGATTTTGATTTAAACAGATGTGCCTCATCGCCGAACACAACGCCAAACTGGTCAAAGTATGCTTTAGGTAAACGAAACAAACTCTGCCATGTCGATATCAAAACTTTCTTGTCAGTTACATTAGAATATCCACTATACAATCTATGACAATATTTTTCTACATTCCAACCATACTCTTGAAAGTCAGAATACATTTGTTCTACGAGTGAGGTTGTCGGCACGATTAACAGTATTCGATTGTTTGTATCGTCTTTGATTAGATGTGAATAGTATCGAATAAGCGAGTATATAATAAACGATTTACCACTTGCAGTAGGACTTAACAATAATGCCCTATTAAATTTTAGACTGTGATAGATAGCATCGACCTGATAATCTCTTGCTTCAAACTTCTGGCCTAGACTATTAGAAAACTTCTCAACAAGTTCTCTTGATACTTTGTTTTCTATATCAACATCTTCACCACAGACAACATTGTATCCTCTTTCTTCTGCGAATGACTTAATGTATGGAAACAAACCGAAATAGATTTCTTTTGTCTTTTGTGAAAACATTCGTATCTTGCCATCCCACATACGATTTCGAAACGCTGGCATGAACTTATATCCAGGCACATAGAATGTAAAAAACTCAGATAGTTCTCGTTGAATACTTGGCTCAGCATCAACCGTTAGATACACTTCGTCTTTCTTTTCTAATATAATAGTTTCCATTATTTAGATAGCGCCACTCGTAAACTTTGCCCAATCAATAGCGTTCTTGATTATAAAGTTTCGTGTGTTGATGCTTCGCAATAACTGTTCAAGATAACTTACTACTTGTCGTAGATATGCTTCTTTCTGGTCGGCTCTTTGTAGTTCTTCATCTGAGTCCATATAGATATGAACATCTGCCTTGAGTATTTTCAAGTCGAATGGTTTTTCTTTGTATACAGATGGGTCTGATTTACCTGTGTAGTATTCCCACTTCTGTCGTTTAAGAACTTTCTGTTCGTACTCTGACTTTTTTAAAAGCAAAGAGAACTTATTGTAGTGTTGTAGGTATTTGTTGTGAAGTATCGGTATGTTTATTGATTCTGTGCCTAAGTCAGTATCGTCTATTTTTAAATCTCTGTTAGCTGATTCTTGTAATTCTTCTAAGGTCATAATTTATCCATTATTAAAGTCTATCAATTATATCACCTTTCGGTGATGTTGTCAAGCGTTACAGTTGTACTATTTCATAATACATGTAACTAAAATCTACGCCAGCCGCAAGATAATCCACATCACTCGCCTTTACATCATATGATAATGCACCAAGAGATGTTGGAAAGATGTTGTGAAATCTTATTTCTGTTACAGCGATGTTCTTACTATTTAAAATTGTTAATGTGGCATCTGAATACATACCACTTTCAGGCAGAGGGTCTGCTGTTGCTTGACCCGTTATAGCATTACTTGATGATGTACCAGGAAATCTATCACTACTGAGGCCTCTTAAATCTGAAAATTGAGTGTGATTCTGTGGTGCACCAAGACCAATTATCCAGTCGTGTATTTCTTTATAGTTTTGTAAATTTTCATCTACAAGAAATGATATCGCCAAATCTTGATATGTAACTTTATCACCAGGTATTGGTATATCTTTTAGTGAGGTTTCTTGTGATGTCTCCCCTAGCCCGATGCCGGGAATGTTTGCAGACTGACAAAAGAATTCTACTTTTGGCAACTTAGTACACTTAAACCTAAACTGTACAGGACTTGCATAGTCCATAACAGAAGGTTGTCTAGTTTGTACATTCGTTGTTGTCATTAGTTATTCACCGGTGCATTGGCACGCCATTGATAGCACGACCAATATCTTGCAGTTGTTTTATCTTTTGCAGTATCACACTTGTGTCTTGCACGAAATGATTTTCTTCTTGCTGGGTCATCTCGTTTGATAGACAAACCTGTTGTGTCGCCAAAAGATACTTTCTTAATCTTGCCGCCATCTTTGACATATACATAAAACTTCTTACTACCACCTCGTATCGGGTCATTCAGTTTAACTGTTTTACCTTGATACTCGGATTCTGTAATCTCTAAGTCTTTATATTGTTCTTCACAGATACAATCGATTGCTTCTACTTGTTTTAATGTTTTCATAGTAATATTTATAAGAGTTCCAAAAGACGAAAAAAAAGACACCCGAAGGTGTCTTTCTTTATATCTACAATGTAGAAAGTAAAATTACATTATGTTTGCAACTTTAACTCTACGGTAGTAAATATTTTGGTCTCCAGCAGCAACTGCACCAGTTACATCTATTGCACCAAGACCGTTAGTTGTAGCAAATGGGTTTTGAACCATGCCATAACGAGTCTTGAAACCAATTTTAGGTTGGAATGAATCTTGACCAACTGCACGAACCATTTGTAATGGAACATATGGGCAATAGAAAAGACCAGAGTCATAAGGTGAAGTACCTTTATAACCAGCAACATAGAACTGACTTGCAGATATATTCGCAGAATATGGGTCAACATATACTTTGAACTTACCATTAAGAATACCAGCAAAAGTATTACCAGTATCATCAACATTCAAGTTAGTAGAAAGTGCAGGAGCGTAATCTAAAACACCAGCCATTTGAAGCGCAGAAGCGACATCAGCAGAACAGATGATTATATTACCTTTACCTCTACGAGTCAATTGACCAATAGCGTTAGCATCTCTTTCTAGTTGATAAAGTAGTCCTTTGAATTTCTCAACTGACCAACGACCGTTTGAGTCTGTGTCTAAGTCGAAAGTTCCAGCAGTAGTAGTATTCACTTGAGCACCCGCTTTAGCGTGGCCATAGATAGTACGAACTACTTCACGGTTGATTTCAGCAAGAATCTCAGATGACAAAATGTTTGCCAACTCAGTTTCAGCGTCTAAACCATGAATCGCTTTAAGGTCTTGTGCAAGTTCCATTGTGTACTCTGCTTTAAGAGCACGAGAACGAGCAGTAACAGTAACTTTGTCGATTGAAAATGCCATTTCAGCAAATGCGTTAGATGACGCATCACCTAAAGCTTCAGCAGCCGTAGTAGTCATTCCAGAACTTGTAGTATATACAGCACTAGAATCATTCAAAGTTGCAGGGTTAGTACCTGATTGAGCATCGCCAGAAGCACCAGCGTTATCTGTAGTAGCGTTATCTGAAGAAAATTCAGTATTAGCTTCGTCAAATAGTGCCTCAGTACCCGTTTGTGAGATATACTTAGACTTCATTGCAAAGATAAGACCAGTAGGTCCTGTCATTGGTTGAACTCCACATACATCATATGCAATAAGGTTAGGCATTGCACGGCGTACTAGTGAAATTAGAACAGGATCCCAGTTATCTACGCTTGCGCCGGTAGAGTTAGCAGGTGCAGCTTCAGTCATGAAGGCACTATCTTCTCTAACTGCTTTT